CAACGACTTCAAGGTAACCGTTCAAGCGAATGCGGTCGATGCTGCGAAAAAGGATCTTAAGCTGTTTGAAGGAACGACGCTTCTGCGCACGTTTACATTTGACGGCGATTCGATTCAAGCGGCGGCGGACGCCATTAATGGCGATTCCGGCAACCTGTGGGTCGTAGCCGAGAAGCTGGCCGAGGGTAGCGGTACGCTCGCTAACGTCTCTGGCGTTTCTCTGAGTGGCGGCGACTCCGGCATTTCCGGCGTGTCGAATGCTGACTATTTGGATGCGCTGGCCGCTTTTGAGACTCGTGAGTTTAATGTGATCGCGCTAGATGGCGTATCCGACGCCTCTCTTCACGCCAGCGTTGCGGCTTGGGTAAGCCGATTGCGCAATGAAGGCAAAGGCATTGTTGCGGTTCTCGGCGGCACTGCGGCGGACGATACGGCGGCGGATGCAGTCGCGAAAGCAATCGCTCGCAGCGCTTCGCTGAACCATGAAGGAATCGTAAATGTCGGTACGGGCGCCAAGCTTGGCGACACAGCATACAGTTCCGCTCAAATTGCCGCATATGTTGCCGGCTTGATTGCAGGCCAGGGCTTGAGCCAGTCTACCACTTATGCGCCGTCTCCGTTCGAGGACGTTACTCGTCGCTGGACGCGGGCGGAGCAGGAGCAGGCGGTTCGCGGCGGCGTTTTCTTGCTTGTTCATGACGGACGTCTCGTTAAAGCGCTCCGGGGAATCAACAGTCTCGTTACGCTGCGCGAGAGCCAGAACCATCCGTGGAAAAAAATCCGTACGATTCGCGTCATGGACAGCATCAACTCCGACTTGCAGCGTACGGCCGAGGATTCCTACATCGGTAAGGTGAACAACACCGAGGAAGGCCGTCTGGCGCTGATCAGCGCTTGTAAGCAATACATGCAGTCGCTGGCGCAAGCCGGCGTCATTGAATCGGATGGGTACGACGTATACGTCGATCCGGAGTTTACTCCGGAGCCGGACCAAGTTTTCCTGAAATGGGAAGCTCGTTTGACCGACGTTATGGAACAAATTTTCAGCACATTTATCGTGCGATAAGGGGGAACGAGGAACATGATGGATCCGACAAGAGCGATTTTGGGTACGTACGGGCAAGTGTTTATCGACGGGGTGTGGCAGACGAATATCAACAAGCTGGAAGCCTCCGTCGAGGTGGAGAAGCGCGAGCTGAAGCTGGCGGGACAGGAATGGACCGTTCATAAGCTCGGCACGAAGAAGGGCACGGGGACGATGAGTGGTTATAAGCTGACCAGCGATATGATCAGTCGCGGCTTCGTGAAGTTTAACATCATTAACAAGCTGTCCGATCCGGAGTCTTACGGCTTCGAGCGCATCGAGCTGATCAACTGCGTTCCTGACAAAATTCAACTGGCGAACTGGACGGCCGGCGAGGAAGTGACGGAGGAGACTGCGTTCACCTTCGAAGGATATCGTCTGCTTGATCCGATCGTAGCCAATTAAGAAGAGGAGGAACGAAAACATGTCTTTCGAACAATTGACGGAAGAACAGATTTTGCAGCGCCTTCTGGGCGCAGATACATTGCCCGAGCGAACCGTCCGCTTGGATCGGTTGGATATTCCTGTGACTTTGCGCGGCCTGACCGGCAAGCAAGTATTCAATATTCGTGAACGTTGCACGGAGCGTAAGGAGAAGCGGGGGCAGACAATCTCACATATGGATGAGGAAATGTTCAATGTGTCGCTCATTGCTGCTTCGACCGTGAGTCCAAACTGGGGTAATCCGCAGCTTCTGACCAAGTTCTCGGCCAGTAGTGCCGAGGAAGTAATCAAGCGTATTTTGCTTGCGGGCGAGCTTTCAGCTCTGGGCGATGTTGTGCTTGACTTGTCCGGCTTTAATACGGAGCTGGAAGACGTAAAAAACTAATCCGATCCGGGGCGCTCGCCGGCATGATTCATGCGTTGTGGGTTCGCCACCACCTGCGCCCCGGAGAGTTCTGGAACCTGCCTCGCGGCGAGCAGCTGTTCCTGATGGCTAGTATAGAGTTGGAATGGGAAGCGGAAAGCAAAATGTTGGCGGGGAAAGGAGGATGATGGGATGGCTACTAGGGATAACGCAGGTGAGGAAGTAAATAAAGAGAATTTAACGCGCAAGGCAATGGATGACTATTTTAAGAAAAATTATGGAACTATGTTATTTCCGAATATTAATAGGGTTCTTCTCAATAGTAAAAAAAGCGAAAGTTGGTTTACTCCTACTGATAGTAGGAGTGGTACAAATGCACAGACGGATTCAATGAAGGAGAATCTATATAACATAAACAATCCTTTGTTGGGTATTATTGGAAACACTAATTATTTTACATCTGCTGGTGACGTCACAAAAGGATTGGGAGACAAGTTTCTTGCAAACCAAGCATGGTGGAGTAACCCTAAATTACAAAAAGTATTGGATATAACGGGAAAAGCTGGGAAAGTTGTAACTACTCTTGGTTTTGTATTGAACGGGGTAAAATATGTTACAGCTGAAAATGAGGATGAAAAGAACGAAGCATTAGGCAGGGCGATTGGGACAGCTATTGGAATAGGTTTGGGTTCGCTTGTTCCACTGCCGGGTGTAGGTATGGCTCTTGGAGGAATTGCTGGGGATCATCTTGGTGGAGTTGTTGGAAAAAACTACAATAATATCGTTGGCTGGGTTAATGATAAAGCAGATATAGCAAGAGCATGGTTGCTTGATTCAACGACAAGAGCGGTCGATTGGGTAAATGAGTCCACAAATGATGCAGGGGCTTGGATTACCGAAGCTTGGAATCAAACAGGTACCTGGTTTAACGACGCTTCAAGTAAAGCAGGTACTTGGATTACTGAAACTTCGAATCAAACAGGAGCTTGGTTTAATAACGCATCAAGTGAAGCTGGAGCCTGGATTTCCGATGCATGGAATCAAACAGGTAATTGGTTTAATAACGCATCAAGTGAAGCTGGAGCCTGGATTTCCGATGCATGGAATCAAACAGGTGATTGGTTTAGTAACGCATCAAGTGAAGCTGGAGCCTGGATTACCGATGCAACGAATCAAACAGGTGATTGGTTTAGTAACGCATCAAGTGAAGCTGGAGCCTGGATTACTGATGCAACGAATCAAACAGGAGCTTGGTTTAACAACGCCTCAAGTAAAGCTGGATCTTGGATTAGTGATGCATCTAATCAAACAGGAGCCTGGTTTAACAACGCTTCAAGTAAAGCTGGATCTTGGATTAGCAATGCATCTAATCAAACAGGTGCTTGGATTAGCGATAAGTCGACCAAGGCGGGCACATGGATAGGTGAAACTTCTAGTCGAGCGAGTGATTGGATTAAAGGAGCACCAAGTTGGATAGGTAACTGGTTTAAGGAAGATTCAAAAGAAAACAGTAAAGCCAGACAACCGACTAAGGAATTTGATTTAGATTTGAACACAAAGAATAGTAGTTCCTTTAATCCCCCTCAGATTATGGACAGAACGATTAAGGGTCCTGCAAACATTAGTTTAAATCTATCCCCTGGGACAATTCAACTTGCATTTCAAGGTAGTGAACCCGACTATGAAACACTTTCAAGTAATGTCGGATATAAAATTGCAGCAGCGATTCAGCAAGCTATGGCGAATAGAACGCCATAAACAGAGAGTAGGTGAACGAGTTTGGACTTTATAGTCAGAGATCCCGTTGCCGGAGATTTTATTTTTCCTGTTAATCCCGAAGAAGTACGTATACGGAGAGAGAAGCAATTTGAGGTCACCACGATTCTTTCCCTGGGAGAAATCGATCTTATTCAAGGAGAGAGGGTTAAGGAGATTGCGTTCTCTTCTTTTTTTCCGAAGTACTATGATGACAGATACTGCAAATACTCGGAAATTCCTGATCCGCAAACTGCAATGAACCGGCTAACTGCTCTGTTAATGAAGAAGCAGCCGATTAGGCTTATTATTACTGATACGATCGTCAATACGCTCGCACATGTCACCGCTCACGATTCAACGTTCAAAGGTGGAGAACAAGAAGACGTCTATTTTGACGTGACGTTTCGCACTTGGCGTGATGCTAAAATTAGTAAAATTGGAAATTCAAAGAGAGCTTCTCGTGCTGATACGAAACCGATTCCCAAAGTGTACACTGTTAAGCCAGGCGATACACTGACGGCAATAGCCAAGAGGGAATTGGGAAACAGTTCGAAATGGCCTGACATCTACAAAGCCAACACGAAATTGATTGGGCGTGACCCGAACCTTATCAGACCTGGGCAAAAGCTGGTGATGCCATGAGTTATGAAGTCATATACGCAAATCAGTATGATCTGACTCAGTTAATAGAGGAACTGTCTCTAGAGGAATCGCTCGACGAGATTGCTTATTGTGCCAATATGAAGCTGGTGGTTGCTCCAGGTATGCCGAATATTTCTCCAGGTCAGGAGATTCGTATTGCGGGTATACCTGTCGGTAAAACAAAAAAAGAAAATCTATTGAATCCTGCAGTTGTATGGGAATGTCAAAGTTCTAGTATAGGTCGTAAGCATCTCAACATAACAGCTTATGAGAAAACGATCTATCTTGCAAGATCAGAGGACGAGCGTCTCATGCCAGGAGATCAAACTGCAACGGAACGAATTAAGCAGTATGCGAAATCATGGGGAATTCCTGTTGGGAATATCATGGATACCCGCGAGAAGCTCTCCCGAAACATCAAGAGAAGTCGAACGATCTTTTCAATGATCATGGAAGATTTGAAGGAAACAGTCGATAAAGGCGGCAAGATGTATCGGGTAAGAATGACCAGTCGTGGTCTTGAGTTGGTTGAGATTGGTGGGAACTCAGTGATTGGGGAGTTGGGAGCGCTCGAAGAAGTGACTCAGAATCGTACTCTTGAAGGTGCGATTACAAAGGTCAAAGTAATCGGTCCTCAAGAAAGTGAAAACGCGGTAGCCAAGACGTTGGCTGTCATGGAAAAGGATACCGAGAAGTACGGTACGCTGCAAAAATTGATCATGGACAGCAAGATTGAGACGTTAGGGCAGGCCAGGAAGATTGCTGCCAAAACGTTGATTGGGATGCAAGAGACTATTTCGGTCACAGCGTTGGACATTAATACGCTTCGCGCAGGAGATCGTGTGCGCTTGGACAAATCTGAGTTAATCGTAACTAAAGTGCGGCATCAATTGGGTAATCCTGGACGGATGGAACTGGAGCTTGCCTCGGAGAGCAAAGTCAGGAGGGATTTCGGTGGTTGATCCTTACAAAGGCTTGGTAGCAACACTCGAGAATCGGTTTTCTAGCATTGCAGCCAAGTCGTTATCTGGTGTGCCTTCGGAGCTTGGAACGATTACGGGGTCTGGCGTTAAGCTGGATTCTTTCAAATATGAAATTCCGGATTACTACATTGCCGAGTGGGTAGCCGACCTGGAATTTCCTGCTTTTTCCCTGGTTGGCACAACGATTGCACCGGTGGACGAGGCAGGCAACCCTACAGGAGGCGGCGTGCCCCCGCAGCGTACGCGTTTTGATTTTGACGAGACAAAAATAAGCGAAGTGCGGCTGAATTGGTCTGCCGGGATCAAGCCTGGAGACCGCGTGCTGGCCGTTCCCGTGAACGGCGGCAAGGATGCCGTCATCGTCTGCAAGGTGGTGAGCTCAGGTGGCTAATTTATTTCCAACGGAATTGCCGGTGGAGGAGCCGGAGGAATTGATGGAGCCCGGCGTGTTTTTCGGGCGAAGCTGGCGTTTTGACTTCGAAGCTGGCGAGTTCGTTACGACGCCGACCGGGAAGGTTGCCGTCAGCGAGGGCAAGGATGCTTGGGTTGAGTGGTGCAAGAAAGCGTTGCTGACCGAGCGTTACCGTCATCTTGTTTATTCGCGGGATTACGGTCAAGAGTTCGAAGAGTTGCTTCGTTCTGGACTGCCTCGTTCCGCGATCGAAATGGAGATTCAAAGAATTGCGACCGAGACGTTGATGAGCGATCCCCGGACCTCGAGCGTTGACGATTTTGTGTATGAATGGTCGGGAGATAGCTGCCAATTCAGCTGCGTTGTCTCCAACGTCCATGACGAAACGGCGGAAATTCAAGGAATGGCGGTGAATGTGTAATGGCGACAATGCCGGAATTTTTGCAGGAACAGACGGAAGAGGCAATGCTGTCGAGAATGATGGAACGAGTACCTGCGGATCTCGATAAGTCGGAGGGTTCATATATTTGGGATTCGCTGGCTCCTACGGCTTATCAGTTGTACAGGGCTTCCGAGTGGGCGCGCGAGGTGCTGGATCGGGGCTTTGCAATGACGACCTTTGGCCCATATTTGAGAATGCGCTGCGAGGAACATGGGGTGATCCCAAGGCCAGCCGTTGCGGCGACTGGATTCGTTGTGTTGACGGGGAGTGTGGGCGCCGCTATTCCTCTCGGTTCCAGAGTGGCGACTCCTGCGGATGAGATGACGGAAACTTCGTCAATAGAGTACGAGACGACGGAAGCTGGAACCCTTAGCAGTCAGGGTAAGGCGATCGTTCCGATTCGTGCAGTCGATCCAGGCAGCCGTGGCAACGTGCCGGTCGGCGCAGTCAGCTTGCTCGTTCAGCCGATTGCGGGGGTAACGGGAATTACAAATACAGCAGCGATAACAGGGGGAACGGACGAGGAGTCCGATGAAGCTCTGCTCGCTCGCTATCTGTTGAAGGTGCGTCAGCCGGGTACAAGCGGCAATAGGGCGGACTATCAGCAATGGGCGCTGGAAACGCCGGGAGTCAGTCGGGTTCGTGTAGAACCGTTATGGGACGGCCCGGGGACAGTCAGACTCTATGTGTTGGGTGAAGATAAACGTGCTCCCAGTCAGACGATTGTTGATGCTGTACAGCATCACATTTCTCCCGCTGCCGGTCAAGGAGAAGGCAAAGCTCCGATCGGCGCTGCGGTAACGGTCGAAGCTGCAATCGAAGTATCACTTCATATAGAAGCTAAACTGACGCTGGCTAGCGGATCGACATTGGAGCAAGCTAGGGAAGATTTTGAAACGGGACTTGCCGATTATTTGGAGCAGCTTGCTTTTGTCGATCCGCTCATTCGTTATAATCGGATCTCGGCTATTTTATTGGACATTCCGCGAATCGTCGATTTTGAACATTTGTTGGTGAGCGGCGGTGTCGATAATATCGATTTATCGCTTGGCGAAGTCGCGGTAATCGGGACGGTGAGCTTAAGTGAGTAACTATGCGATGACAAGCGTCCGGGGAAAGGAGATGATGTCCTTCCTCCCGGACTATTATGCGACTTCGAGAGTTATGAGCGCCAATATGGAGGCTCAAGGACAGGAATTGGATGCGTTATGGCAGGCGCTTGATGGAACGCTTGAGCAATATTTTGTCTCGACGGCGACTTGGGGCCTAGAGCATTGGGAACGTGAGCTGGGCATTACCATTGATGCTTCCAAACCTGTCGCGCAAAGACGTAGCGTTATTTTGTCCAAGCTGCGTGGGATCGGAACGGTGACGGTCAGTCTCATCAAATCGGTAGCCGAAGCCTATGACGGTGGGACGGTCGAGGTGACGCTTCAGCCGGAGGCCTACACGTTCACGATAAAGTTCGTGGATACAAGGGGGATTCCTCCCAACCTGGACGATCTCAAAGCCGTCATTGAAGAAATCAAACCGGCGCACTTGGCTGTCGAATATGCGTTCACCTATACCCAGTGGAGCGAGCTGAGGCAGAAAACGTGGGGAGAACTCAATAACTTCACCTGGGGCGAAGTGATGACAAGGAGTTGGAGCTAAATGGCGGAAGTTACACCGAATTTAGGTTTGAAGAAGCCGCTGGAAAGCGAATTTGTCAGCATTCAAACCCTTAACGAAAATATGGATAAAGTCGATCAATCTCTGGGTCCTGTAGATGACTTGCCTACAACGGCCAAAAATGCGGCTGGAGCGATCTCGGAATTGTACGATCAATTGGCTGATAAGCCTCATGAGCAGTTGACGTTGACCCCAGGCGTCCAAATCGTCCAGGGCGGTGACGTTCCCGCTATCCTTCGCCCGACGATGCAGGGGCGGACGTTGGTTAACCTTTT